TTACAGTGCCTCCACCGGGTCCGAATCCAATTTTAGAACCCGAAGGTCCTGTGTTTAATAAAGTTCCGCTGTAAATACTTACATGAAGATCACCAGTTCCAATCACTGGAATATTGGTTAGCTCTCCACGAACAATGTTGTAAAGGTACAACTTCATCAAGTTATCGCTAGCAGGCACCAAAGAAGAACTTAAAAAGAAATCTCCTCTATCGTCTTTTTTGCTATCGTCCCAACGAGCCTCAAGAACAGGGCGCTTTAGGAAAAACTGAGAACCTCTGGCGAAAAACATCTTGGTATAGTAAGAGTTAGAGCCAGTCTCTTGGCTTCCGGTTAGTTTAATACCGAAGCCATAGTTTTCATTAGTTCCGTCTAGAATAGACTCAACGCCATGGCTAATGTCTACCTCTAGATCTTCAAATCCGGTATCAAAAGTTTGATTAAAGCTGTATTCGGTCCTCTTGCTATCTGAACCAGTAATGTAGTCGCCACCCTCTGTGGTCCACTTAACGATTACAGGATCGTTACTAGCAGTGATCCAGTTAGATGCATCGATATCAGTATAATTTTCCATATCCAAACCCAAGCCTTCGTCCCATGACTGGGAAACAAGACTCGTTACCAAAGTAAAATTCTTTGGAGTGGTTTGAGAATGAGGGGCGTTATACAAACGCAAAAAGAAACTCACACTACCGGATGCAGGAATGTTTCCTGCGGTGCGGTCGTCAGATATCTGAGTAGTGTCAAACTGTATCAATATGCGCGATGCTTCATTCGATAAACCAGCACTGGAGCTAACTTGACCATATATATTGAAAACTTCCAATATATCTGATTGACCCATGTTCCCGCTAACACCGCGAGTTGATAAGTTAGCTTTGTATGCGTTGGTTATGGTATTATCTGCCGTAGCGTAATATCTTTTTATAGCCATTAAACAACTTCTCCTAGGATATCTGAATTAACATACTTGATTTCAAAACATGAATCTTCAGGGATATAAATAATTCTTCCGTCTGCGGACATCTCTTCTTCCACTGAGAAGTTGGTATCTGCATACAATCCTCCGGATTTCACAAAAACCTCAACCTGCAAGACATCAAGTACTGCGGTGGAGTTTTTGAGAACAGAAAATATATCAGTCACTCTGAAAGGCTCACCAATTTCATATTGTCGTCTTTGCGCAAAAAATTGTGCAAGATCATCTTTGGCAATCTCTAGTGCTGAGTATTTGTCCACGTTTGAAAACGCAGCAAATTTGAAAGATACTCCCAAATTAATAATTTTACCGTCTAAAATATCAATTGTATCATTGATCATTTTATACTGTGTGATCCAAGTTTTTAAGTTATTTTTAATAGTTGTGTTCGCTGTGGTTAATTTTCCTGAGCTGTCCTCTGATAAAACATAGAGATTTATGTTTCTTTGGTTGAAGCTATCAGAGTCTTGTGCAACGTTTACTTTTTTAATCGCGCCAAAATTAGAAGGCATTGCATAGGTTGCTGCGAGAAAATCCTCTTTTGTAACAATTCTGTTTTGTCTAGCATAGGCGCCATATGCTCTGTTTTTTATTTCATCCGAAGAAGGGAACGGAATATCACCCACAAAAGGTTCTTCATTGACCACTTCTAGGCTATCACGCACTGTGACCAAGCTGGCTTGAGATAAAGTATCTGAGTTTCCAAAGTCCAAGTCACTTTCTACAACTTCAGTGATTGTGTTGGTGGCAGCGTTTGTATCGTCGCTCGTGTTAACTCTATAGATAATAGTCAAAACAGTGTCTGAAGGACTTACACCCAGCTTATCCGTCT